ATAAGGAAAAACAAAATGGATATCACACAAATTCAAACCAAATCAAAAGAATTCACAATCGCAATGATTGATGCAAACGAACAAGCATTCAATGCTGGCGTCAAAGCATTCAACAAATTTATAGGTTCCGATTATGCTACATACACATATGGGCTAACATTTATGGGATCGGAATTTAGTAAAAATGCAAGAAAAATCGTTGAAGAATTCTCAGACCTTGCGCCTGCAGGAAATCAAAAGTAATCTCAATTGCTTCCACCCAGTCGTTCGCAACGGCTGGGTTATTAAATTCTCCATCTATAAAGACAGTGGCATTCTTCTAATTTTTACCTCAAAATATACCGGGCAAACAATAATTCGTTACTGTGATTCGGAAGATGGTGCAGTAGACTATATAAATATAGTCATAGAAAAAGATGCAACGGTCCATCAAGACCACAGAGAATTCTAAGGAGATAAAATGGCTTTAACAATGTCGGGAACGACACTAACATTTAACGATGCTACAACACAAACAACTGCGGCTGGCGGAGCCGCTGGATATACGGCCGTAGGTGCATACGGTGGATTTTTATATACATCTACCACTCAGCTGGTCCCCAACGGGACTATTTCCGGTAGTTATTTGTATAGAGTTAGTTCGCAAACTACAGTAATCTCTCAAAATCCATTTGAGCCCACCGCCGCCGCAAGTGATTTTAGAAATGCAACAAGTAGTCCATTAACTTGGCGTTCCGATTATGGTATGGTTGTAGTTAATCAGTCGGGAACATGGAGACTTGTAAGCGCAAATGGCAACAGAGCACCCACCACCGGCACCACTTATTATGGCGCAACTGTCTCAACTCACTTTATAGGCATGTATCAAAGAATATCTTAATTTTGAAAGAAAAAAATGATTATAGAACAAATTAATTATACAGTTGTCCGTAATTTAAAATGGACTAATCCGGAACATACCGCATTTAATTGTGAAGTAAACTTCAATCATCTTTGGGAAGAGTTTGTTCCTTTTCATTGTACAAAATCGGAAGCTGAAGGATTGATTTATACCCACACAAAAGAAATATGGGAAAGATCCTTATCTGGTGAGTTTGGTCCAATTGCTGAATATGAAGAACCAGATAATCCTCCCATTGAACTTCAACCCCATTTAATTATTCCAGTTTCAATTAACGGCCAACCAGAGGGAGATTTTCTATGAGCGTAGATGTTAAATTAGGATGTGTTGAAAATTTATTCACACGCATGATGCATTTTAAAAATGTAGGTGATATTGAGATTGGCCATGTACATCAACATGACCACTTGACTTTGCTTGCTAAAGGCAAATTAAAAGTTACTATTGATGGTCAGGAAACAAAATTTACTGCACCTCACATGATTTATATTCACAAAGACAAAGTGCATGAATTGGAAGCATTATCCGAAAACACTGTTGCTTATTGTATTCATGCGCTAAGAGATAAAGAAACTGGTGAAATATTGGATCCCGATATGGTGCCAAAAGGATCTATTGCCCAAGCGTTACAAACATCTGAGCGCATTGCTATTTTGTGATAGTTAAAAAAAGAATAGTTAAATCTTGGTCATGTGCAAACGAAGTGACGCCTGCTACAAAAGGATTTATTACTAATCCTTTTGGGCGTGACAGAAGATATTCAATGCAAGATTCACATCCACTGTGGTCAAAAGCATTTTCAGAATTTAACCTCATTCCTGTTTCCGTAGAACCAATGTTTAAATGTTTCACGGGTAATCATTTTATTGATGGTGCTTTTGCTCACAGGCATATTGATGGAGCACCTGAAGGACTAGTCCACACCAGATGTAATTTGATGATTAAGAAACCACTTATCGGTGGTGATCCAATTCTTGATGATGAAATTGTTTATGTTGAAGAAGGCGATTTATGGTTATGTTTGGCTAGTATGGAGTATCATTCAAGCACACCGATAAAAGGTGGTGAAAGAATTATATTTTCATTCGGTGGTCTTGTGCCAATAGAACAAATCAATAATCTATTATGCAATACACCAAACGATTCACACTAAACAAATATGAGTTAGTACTCGCATACAGCATCAAGTGGAAATCATACCCAGGCGATGATGGTAAATATTATGAGAGTGAGGAAGTAAAGTATATTAAGTTTGGATTGGCAAATAGAATGTTGAAGGCTGAATCTGAAGACAACTACCGAGGCTTCACATTACTCGGACTTGATGTTGGCATTGGTACCAAAACACAAACCGAACAGATTATTTGAATTGTGACAGTTTTGTTTCAATTACATTAAAATCTAGATAAGTGTATGGGGTTGTCCCATATCAACTATAAGGATTCAAAATGAAAAGACTAATTGCAAGCATATTAGCCACTATATCAATCACAGTATCAGCCGCAGATATCACAGGCGCTGGTGCTACATTCCCTTATCCAATCTATGCTAAATGGGCCGAAGCCTATAGCAAAGATACTGGTGTTAAATTAAACTATCAATCAATCGGTTCATCTGGTGGTATACGCCAGATTAACAACAAGACAGTTACATTCGGTGCTACCGATGCGCCAGTCAAAGGCGAAGACCTTGATAAATTGAATCAGATACAATTTCCTGCTATCATCGGCGGTACTGTACCGATTATAAATCTTGATGGATTCAAAGCTGGTGAGTTACGTATCACTGGTCCTGTTCTAGCAGAAGTATTCATGGGTGATATTGTAAAGTGGAATGATCCAAAGTTACAAGCATTGAACCCAGGTAAGAAATTGCCCGATACTAATATCACAGTGGTGCACCGTGCTGATGGATCAGGTACCACATTTAATTGGACTGATTATCTCACAACAATATCAAAGCCATGGGCTGATAGAGTTGGCAGAGGTGCCGCAGTTAAATGGCCTGCCGCATCATCCGTTGGCGGTAAGGGCAATGAAGGTGTGGCTGCTAATGTAACCAGAGTAAAAGGTTCTATTGGTTATGTTGAGTATGCGTATGTAAAGAAAAACAATTTGACATTCATGCAATTACAAAACAAAAATGGTAAGTATGTTAGCCCAGATGATTTGACATTTGCATCGGCTGCGGTCGGTGCTGATTGGTTCTCAGTACCAGGTATGGGTGTATCCATTGTGGATCAAAGAGGCGATAATACATGGCCTGTAACCACAGCATCATTCATTATCATGTACAAGGATCCAGTTGATAAGAAAGCATCCGAAGAAGTGCTAAAGTTTTTTGATTGGTCATTCAAAAATGGTAAGAAACTATCCGAAGAATTGGATTATGTCCATCTACCAGAATCATTGACTAGCCAAATCAAATCAAAGGTATGGGCACAGATTAAATAATTGCCTGTAATTTCTGAGGGGCTGTAGTATAATGAACTATAGCCCCTTTTTAATTGGACCATTATGTTTATATTTGATGTTGAGACTCTCGGTAAAGAATCTAATTCTGTGATCCTATCAATGGCTGCGATTTATTTTGAACCAGATAAAGAGCCGAGCCACACACAATTACGAGACTCCGCGTTCTTTGTGAAGTTTGATGTACAGGATCAAATCAAGCGATTGAATCGCAAAGTTGGTAAGACAACCATTGAGTGGTGGTCCAAACAATGTGAGAACGCCCGGAACAAATCATTTAAGCCACGTGCTGATGATATTACATTTGAAATTGGGTATGAGGCAATGCGCCAATGGGCAAATACAAAAAACGATTCAAAGTGTTGGGTCTGGGCTAGAGGCAACCTAGACCAACTGGTCCTTGATAGTATGGAAGAACAACTAGAATTAAAACCTATATGGCCATTCTCTCGCTGGCGTGATATTCGTACCGCAGTTGATTTTCTATATGGCACCACGAATGGGTACGTTGAAGTTGATACACCAGCCTGGGTAGAAGCATTTGATTCTAAGCTACATATTACAAAGCACAATCCAATTGATGATTGCGTATTTGATGCAATGCAATTAATGTACGGAAAAAAGAATCAATGAAACAATTTATTATTACAGGCACTCATTACGAATTTGAATTTTTTGTAAGAAGTAAATTGAAAGCATTTCCTGAGTTATATGAAAGAAAAGATTTCTTTTACGTACCAGGTCCTGATACGTTTTTTGGTCATGAAGAAGTTACAGGCTGGTTCTATGGCTCCTGGCGTGAGAGAAAAGATATCCGTGAAATACTAGATATGCTCTCAATAAAAGCAAAGATGCCATATATGGTTTCATTAACAAACATTTTTATAGAGTACGGATTATACCCATGAAAATATCACAAGTCCAACAGAGAATAGAATATCACCGAATCAAAGACAAACAGGAACGGATTCACCGTGACCATCTGGAATATGTCAGAAAAGCAAATCAAAAGAGAATTGAACATCCAAGCAAAGGGAAAAGGATAGACGTTTATGTATAATAATGATATTGATGAATACGTGAAAGAACTAGAGCAAGAAATAATCCGCCTCAAGGCCATTATAGAAAAACTCACCAACACCGAGGAATTAAATCCTCAAGCGGTATTTGCATTCCCTAGCCCACCAAGGATTGATAGATGAAAAAGTGGCAAGAAAAAGAATACTCCCAATGGGTGTATTATGATGATATTGATGGTAAAATCATCGGTGCATCCTACAAGGTCGGCACTCAGAATAGTATATGGGGAGCCAAGATATACAAAGAAACCGAGTATATTCTAGGTACATATATTGATTCAGATTATGCTAGAAGCGCGGTAGAAAACTATTGGGATATTGAAAGTAGGACATTATTAAATGAGTAAGATAGCCTTAAACAAAAGCGATATAGAAGAAATCACCAAAGTATTAAATGACCACAAAATACAATATTTCAATCTAGTATATAAACAAAATTCTATTGGATATTGTATTGACTTGGAGTATAATACTGCAATCAATGGTACAATGTGTAGAGTTATAGTACCAGTCGTGGGAGTAGAAGAATGGTAAATCCTATCACAGTATTAATAATCGCATTATATAATCTATGCCTATTTGCAGGAACAGCGTATCTTGTCATAGAATACGATTGGTCAGCATGGTGGTTTCTATTGACTGTGGGGATAATGAGTATGTACAAGAGCGAAAAGAAGAATGAATCCATATGAACAACACCATTGGATTAGAATATCCGAACTG